CTACAGTTACCGTAAAAGTAATTGTAGATGTAGATGTTTGAGCAATAAGTGTTGTTGCAGAGACACCAGTGACTGAAAATAAAGATGTACCAGTTTCTGTGGTATTACCTACGGATCCAGTTAAGGCTGATTGTGTTGCAAATACTTTTGATTGTGGCGTAGTTGCTTCATCACCCAAACCACTAACACCTTGAACACCAGTGACGCTGAAAATACATGTTCCACTAACAGTTGGATTGTTTGATTGACCAGTTGCTTCTAAACCAGTCATTGGAAGTATTTGCCCATGATCTGCAAATACACCACCACCCCAAACACCATCGTCCCAAGCAGAGCTACCCCAACCAGATAAAAATCCGATTGTGGCTTCTAAACCAGTGACTGATGCAGTTATAGGAATTGAGCCAATAGCACTACCAAGAAAGGCGGTTCCAGAGACTCCAGTTGGAGTTGTTACATGAACACTACTTGCTGCTACTGTCCCTATAGAACCAGTTGCTTCTAAACCAGTTTCTATTACAAGAGAACCAGCAGTAGTTCCCTCATCACCAACGGCTGTCGTACCAGCTACGCCAGTAACAGCAAAGGAGGTATTACCAATACCACCCCAACCGACAGCACCCCAGGTGCCTTGTCCCCAGCCGTTAGCCATAAGGATTTACCTTATGCTATACGGATAATAGCGTTTGAAGCGTCAGCAGTTGGAAACTGGATGGTAAATGTACCAGATGTTGAAGTTTTATTAGATGTAAAATCTAAAACACAAACAGCTTTATTACTATTAGTGTCATTATATATTAACGCACCCATAGCTGTTATTGTAGCTGTTGTAAAACTTAAATCTTGGAAATCTGTAAAAGCAGTTGTACCAGAACTAGTTGGAGCAACTTTTGTTAAAGTGCCACCACCAGTTGCATAAGTTCCACTTGAAGCAACTTCTCCAGTTGTAGTAAACGCAGTTGTTGTTGCACCTAATGTTGCAGTTGTTGATGATTTACCACCACTACCTTCTGCATAAAGTGCTAATTTGAAAGCGTTTCCGTTTGTTGCAAAATTGTGTGTACCTGTCAATAACTCTGTTTTGAAGGAAGTACACATTGCTTGTGCTATAGCCATATTAGAGTCTCCTTATATATTCAGCCGTTTCCTTTTGACCACTCGATCGTAAGGCTTGAATGATAGTACCACGCTCTTCTCTTCTTGCCAAGAGGAGATAATGATATAGAACATTCTTGAGATGTTCTCTAAATTGGTTGGCTTGTTGCCTTATGTGTGGTGGTGCTTGATCTGATATGCTAACTATTTTATCAACCGCTAAATCTGCTATTTGTTCGTTTGTTAAACCACCTTTGTCTGAGGTCATTACATTTACTGTTCCAGCTTGTGATACTCCTACGTTAAACATTTATTTCTCCTCGTAAGTAACACCAGGTATGTCTTCTCTACCTACAATATTAGGTGTAGAGTCTAAAGGCTCTGGTGGTTGTAGTTTTGATTTTCTTGTAATCAACATACTACCTTGTGTTGTGGTGGATACAATCGGATCTTCTAATCTATGATATCCATAGAGTTTCTGATCCTCTTTTACATTTGTATCAAGCAATGATGAATTGTGTGCAATGTTAACTTTTATACCTTTTGATATAGCAATCGCTAACCAAAACTCACAACATCCTCTGCCTGCTTCAGCAAAAGCTACGTTACTATATGTAAAATCTATGCCATACAAATGTATTTCTTTCACTTCTTGAGCTATTGCATAAGCAATACTATAAGCAACTGTATTGTTAAGATAAGCATATTTAGTTTTTTGTAGGACTTCTTGTAAAGGATATTCAACAACATCTGGACATCTTTTATCTAAAACACAAGAAAAAATAGGAACATCTAACTTTGTTCGTAATCTATCTGTCATAATATTTGTTTGTTTACCAGCGTTAGGACTATCGAGAAATCTTGATGGTGGATCCATCATAAAACATTTATCGTGATAAATAACGCCAGATATAGAATTGATCGCCCAGACTTCATCAAACTTCTCGCTTCTGATTCTGGACATTAGATACTCGCTACAACTATTGCCAAGACCGACAATGGCTATGCTACCTATTTTCTTCCCCATAATGCTTCCCTTATTGTTTTGGAACTTTTACCAAACCCTCTCTATAAGCATCGGTGTTTTCTGATCCCTCTCCATAAACCTTAAGTCTAGATATAGCTTCACCATATCTAGAAGTATAAAGTTGTAATAGATCGGATTCCCCTTTCATGAAACTATATGCCTCGATCAAACAAGCGTACAACAAAGCATCTGGTGCATTTGTACTTATCCATGTTGTGCTATTAGCGTCTTGTGTTATTGAATTAGGTCTATAGTAATAATGTAACTCAGCGACATAATCTGCATCTGGTGTTGGAGCTACTATGTAATTATCAACATCAAAAGAAGCATAATATATCGGAGATCCAGTTGTTGCTGGGTTCGGAGTGTATTCTTGAATAAAGTTTACATCTTTTTGTAAAAGAAAAACATTTGCACTATCTTTTACATAAGACAAAGAAAAGGTAGCTAAATAATCAGTTGGTTTTTGTAAGAACTTATTACCAGTTGTTAAACCACCAGTAACATTTTTTCTAAAAACATCTAAGTCTACAGACTTTAATATTCTTTCTTCTGCGTTTTTAATAATAAAATCTAACTCATTTACAAAAGTTGTCTCATCGTTTTCTGTCCAATCTTGTATAGATTGTTTTAATGTTGTTGACGTAAAACTCATGATGTGCTCACTGTTACTGTTCCTAGACTAGTTGTAGCCGTAAATGGTGTCATCTTTTGTCCTATTATACCATCTCCAGAATTTGTGTATACTATAAATGCTACTAAGTCTGTATCTTGATTTGGTCTTGGCTCATACAAAGCTGTAGGATCTGGGCCTGGATAATTAGGTTCTAATTGAGGATGTTTAGCTTCATACTCATCTGGACCTACTTTAAGTCCATTCCATTCTTTTCGCATTTCACGCAAACGATATCGAAATCCAGATCTGTCTGAATATCCCCATGCGTATCTGCCACTTGCGTACCTAGCCATTAGTACCTCAAGTATGAGATATTTGGTGTTAGTTTAAGGGGTGTGCTACTTGCATCCTCTGCTGCGGCTCTTTGAAACTCTTCTTCGTATATACTTTTTAATATCTGTATTCTTTCGGGTGCTCGTTTTATAGC